TCACGACAGGAACAGAGCACGCTCCGCCTCACGCCGACGGGTCAACCCATTCAAAACTTTACCGCCAGCTTTATTCCAGCGAAGAAACTCATCGGCAGCACCTTTGATATCGCCATCATTCAGTTTTTTTAGCAGGGTTGATGTGGAAAGGGCGCGAGAACCAACGTTGTAAGCGAATGAGACAAGAGCATCAAATTGACCCTGCGTTAATTTAACCTTCGCTACTTTCAGAATGTCATTCTCATAACCAACAAGCCCGGTTTTCAGTAACCGATCTGCGGTGGCTTGGTCGATGGTCATGCCGCGCTTTACTGGTTTACCGTCTACAGGGTGAGTCCAGCCGTATCCGATGGTCCACGGCGCATCTCCCGTTCCGGGGTCGGGGTAAGCAGTCAGCCGACAACCTTCAAATTTTTTTATCAGAGCAATTCCGTCAGGACTGGTTTGCATCGTCAACTCCCGCCTTTTTTGCTGCAAGTTTTTTAATAAGATTGCCGATCGAATCGGTGCCGATGTATCCAATAAAGACGCTGGCTATGTAGGCGAGGTTGCTGCTCAGGCCGATAAAGTCCAGAAGGTCACGAACGAACCAGGCAATCATCGCGCACATCAGCGCATCAATTAGCGTTTTTGTTACCGCGCCGCCGTTATAGCGACCACGCAGATACGCCATGATAAAAGCCAGCATTGCACCAATACCCTGCTCCTTGGCGGCAAGTAGCGCAGCGATGAAATCTTGTTTGTATGGCATTTTCATAGGCCTCACCTCCGATTTTCCGGATGGTGCTGTGTGTGTTTGTAGGGGAAAGGCCGTCAGACTCTGATTGCTACATGGCATCTGAAAATGATATCTGCGGCCTGCAATAAAAAAGCCCACGGCGCGGTGGGCAATAGAGGGTAGTGCGTTGAGCTTTTGCTCTTATGGTCCTGGTAGGTATTTGGCGGGACAGGAAGGATTCGAACCTTCGACCATTCGGTTAACAGCCGAACGCACAACCGCTGTGCTTCTGACCCTGAAACGAAAAAGCCCCGCACGATGGCGAGGCTTGGCATTCATTCATGTCACACACAACAACGGCAACATATACGATTTATTCTGCTCATTTGTTCATTGAAAAGCAAGCGCGTTATGAGGATTTTTTGCAATTTTCCTCACATTTTCGCGATTGTTAAACGCATTTTGCAGCGGTTGGTACAAACAGAACAGTGAGGCGTTGATGATTTGCTTCACCTCTCTACGGATTGTCGAGATGCTTGGGTGTTTATACTGATTTCCGCCACGCGTCTTCATCAGGCGAGGCTTACTTACTGCATGCTGCCATGATGCAATTCGGATCTCGCTGGAGTTACAAACGTAGTAGGCGAAGACAACCCGCCACGCGTTTTCATCGACGTTCTTCAGGTAATGACGTAACACCGCATCAATCAGCATCCCGTCATCATCACTACACATCGGGCGGCTTGACTGCTGCCCCTCGACTGTCGCCATAAACTTGGCGATCATGTTAATCATCGATTTGTCGATTTTACCGGTCTGAGCCCACGCGCCCCAAAGGTGAAGCCAGTTATCAATCCAGCGATGTTGATCTGCAGTTAGTTCCAGTTTCATGCTGAAGGCCCCTTGTTCATGTTTGCGCGGTTGATGATTTCACGGCGTAATTCGTTGTTCCGATCGATGCGTTTCTGAAGCTCTGCTGTCTCACTATCAATTCTGGCTATTTCGCTTCTTGCGTAAGGAGTCAGCCTGGTAGCACGCTCTACTGACGAGCGCTGATAGTTGTCGATATCGGTGCGGGTCATGCTTCCTCCCCCATGCGCAAAGTGATGTTCTGCTGATACCAGTCAGGTGCTGTAAACTCGATGCGCCCTAACACGCCAGTAATTCGCAACTGCTTGAGTCGCGATAACTCCTGCTTGTAGTGCTGATACAGCTCATCCTTCTGCCACGGCTTAATCTTCATCGGGTGCAGCGCGGCGCGTGAAACCTGCTCGATGGTCATCACGCCATATTCGTATTCTGCGTGACGAGCGAACTGGATCGGTTCTTCACCTAATCGACGATGACAACCTACGCAATGGGCCAGCGCGTTAAGTGGGTGCCAGCGCGTAGCTGTGTGACGGCGTCCATTGATATGCGAGCAATGGAGTGATGCTCGGTTGTTGCTGAAATCACGACCACAACTTTCACAGCACCAGTTAGCGCGTTCGCGAACCAGCTCAGAAAAAATGGTGTCGTATTTGTCTCTTTTGAGTGCCATATGCTTTCCTTACTGGTCTTGTTGTTCGCGGAGTTGCTGAAATTCGCAGTTACTTGGGATAGTCAGCGCCAGACCAAACTGAGCGCACCACGCCTCGACTTTGCACAGGAAGATGTGCATCTCTCCGGTATCGAGTTGAGACGTGTGGCGAGGCTCCCAGGTGGTTTCTTTGGCACCGGTGATGAAATCGGTGTAGGTGACTTCCTCGCAGCCGAGGTATGTCTTTTTGAGGTTACGCTTGACCCATTCAGGGGTAGCGTCAGTGCGTCCGGATTTAATCAGGTATTCGCTGATTTCTCCCAGCCACATATGAAGAAGTGAGTTCTGCGACAGGCTGCGCTTCTCTCTCCATGGTTTTAACTGGAGGCGATAGCATTGACCGTCATTGAGATATGGTTGCAGGTGCTGACCGATGGCAGCGAAGTTGCCAGCATGCAGCTTGATGCCCTGCTCAGGGATATTCATACGCCACCTCCGAGAGGTAACGCAGAATGCAAAAAATCGCAGGTGCATTTCTGCATCTGTGACAAGGTGAGGAGTTCAGATTGTGGTCGCATTTAAGTCCCCTTAAATGCGCAGAAGTCACCAATGGGTGTTCAGGCCATCAGCAAAGAAAGTATGGACGGTTGATTCAACAAAATCAACTGAAGAGAAAGGCCTCCGAAGAGGCCTGAATTTTGTGCGTCAAAGCGGTTTTACGTCGCGCTTAGCCTCGGGCCGATGAATGCGGATCGTCATTCCACTGTGGGTGGTGATCACAATGCTATCCCCAGGATTGATATCAGCCAGATCAAAAGCCTCGTAAAACGAATCCATGGCTAGGGTTTTCTCGTCTTTCCGGTTCCACCAACGCCAACAACGGCGAAAAAGAAAACCAATAAACCAGCTATACGCTTTGGCTACCAGGTAAAACCATGCGATCACCATCGTTGTGAAAAATAACCAGTCCGTCGCGCTGAAGTTTTTGAGTTCATCCATCACTTCACCTCCTGCTTCGGTGCTGCTGGCTGAATTACCTCCTGTAGGGTGTGGCTTAATTGCTCTCGTAACTGCTGACAGCCATGATATTTAGCTGCTGTATCACGGAGTCTATTCACCAGTTCTCTGTAAATATGCGGAGGCAACTTGTAAGCCTTCGTTACAGGTTCAACCATATTGTTGGAGTCACCGGAATGGTCAACCATAGCGAGCTTATCCTCGGTATGGTTGGTTATCGCTTCCTGAAAGCGTTCAAGCTCCACGTACTCCTGACATGACCAACCGCCATCAATGAAATCACGAGCTTCAACAGCGTCGAAAGTGAATGATGTTTCGCTTCCAGTTGGTGAGGTTAAGCCGTACAGGTCTGCTACCGGCTTAAACAGCGTGACTGGAATATTTTCTGGAATATTTTGCGGTGCACTTTGTGGTTGTTCGGCACCCTGAAGCATGGCTGCGCGATAGGCGTTCCAGCCGACAGCTTTTCCGTGTTCAAACGCGCTGTCAAAGTCATCATCCATTTCCATCGCATCAGGCACAGATACCGGGGCTGGCGGGGCGGTGTAAAAATACTCATCCTCAATCCCATCAACGGGCTTTGAGAAGCCGATAAAATCACCATAATGCCAAGGATAGGGGCCGTATGGTTCAGAGGTCACACGACGCCACCGGTGAATGGCAGGCTCCGCTTCGAGCGATGCCAGCGCGATACGCGCCAGCTCGTGTACTTCCCACTGCTCTGCATTGGCCTGACAATTACTACCTTCAGAATTGAACTGAAGGAGGTTTGCGATGCGCTCTTTGGTAATAGTGCTCATGGGTTTTCCCTCAGCCATCTCTTCATTGGTTTCCCATAAAACGCGCGCCTGTCCCTCACAGACCTGAATGACACCGCCACGACCGCAAGAATTGCATTTAACGGCATCGTCATCCCACAAGGCACTTTCGTTTCCGCGAGCGGTCTTTACTGAGTGTGATTTGTTGCCACAACGGCATTTGTTGAGCCAGCCAATGGTGAAAGTTTTCATGATGCCTCTCCTTTACCGGCTGCGGCGGCCGACTCTTCATAGGCGGCTTTGGATGCATTCAGAATGGCCGCCAGCGGTGTGTAAGCACCTCCGGCCGTGATTGTGTTGTGAATGCCAGCCATTGCCTCGCGAAGATTGCTATGGCTGGTTGACAGCTCAGCAATCCGCTTGCGTGCCGCTGTGAGTTCTGCCATGTGCTCACGGAGGCTGTCAGTTGCTGCTTCCAGCTTGTCCCAGTCAGGATTGAAGTTTGCCAGCTGCGCGAGCTGGTCTTTCAAAAAGCTGATGCTCTTGTCCCTGGCTTCCAGCTCATCCAGCAGCGCCAGGACGGTTTCTGGAGTTGAGCAGCGCAGATAGTGGAACCATTCATCCTGGGTATGGTTATCTGTGCTGGCCTTTTCCGCCGCTTCACGCAGCGCCTGTTTGTCGATGTTGCTCATTGGGCGGCCTCCTGGCTATCTGCGAGCACTAAGCGCCCATCACAAAGCGCCTTGATGATTTCCTGATATTCCCACCCGAAGTACATGCTCTCGACGTAGACACGCAGAGGTGGATAATCATGCTGCTTACGGCGAATGAAAGCCTCTGCTGCTTCACGGGTAAAGTGAGCGTTGATGTTCTGCCACTCTTTACGAGTCCCACATACAGTGTGTCCGTCAAGGTCAGCCAGCACTTCCCACTGAGCGTCTTCATCGAGATCGGTAAAGGCTGTATCGCACTGGTCAATGCAGAAGACGTTTAACTCTTCCTGCTTCTGTTCATCCAGATCATCCCAATACTCTTGCGGGCAATCCCATTCAGCATCGTCGTAATGGACTATCTTCGCTTCGCCGTACTCTTCTGCCAGGCCATAAATGGTTGCCCGCTTCTGAACCATGAAAATTGGATCGGCGGTAGCATGACGATTTACGCCCTCACCACGATGGTGGTACTTCAAGCGCTCAATGAAATCAGCGAAGGTTTCTGGCGTCAGTTTTGCGCCATCTGCGATTGATTTGCTCATAGCGCGGCTCCTTTGCGGAACGTTGATACAAAAGCCGCTGCACCTGCAGCACCACTACGCAACTCAGGTGGCAACGTTTCGGTCATTTCGTTAAATCGTGATTCGAGTTCGTCGATTAACTCGTTTCGTGCCTGCGCCCGCACTTCAGCTAGGAAAGCGTCGGTCGCCGGGGTTTCGGTGTTAGCCAGCACCAGTGGAACACCGCGCCACTTATCCGCCTCAGCCTGGTCTATGGTTACCTCGCTGGTCATTCTGATATACCAGGCTTTAGGATCCTGATTCTTCAGCCCCGAATTCTCCGCCGCCAGCGCAGCGCACTTAGCCTCCAGATTCTGCATTGTGATATCAGCAGAGCGGAATTCGCGTTGTGACTCTTCGGCACGCACATACTGCACTTCAAGTTGAGTAGCCAGATCGCTAATCAGTTGCGCCAAACTGCGCACGTCGACAGCACCGCATGATGCTTTCAGTTCAGACGCGCGCTCATGTCCTAACTTCACTAACTCAATGATGTTTTCTTGTGCTATTTGTTTCATGCTGATGCTCTCCCGTAAAACGCCAGAATTCTCTTCATCGCCGCGCTTTTTCGACATTCGTTGAATATTCCATTGGTGCAAATCCGCGCTGTTCCTGCCTGTTCTTCCGGAGTAGCCAGGCGATAGGTAACTGTTCGCCATACTTTGCTGATGCGCACTAGCTTGTTGACCTTCTCCAGCTCGAGTGCGTTCTTCGTGATGCAGTTGATGGTCATGCCACACTCGGCAGCCACATCCTTCGCGGTGAAGGTCCGGTGCGTTTCGAGATAACGCAGAATTGCCTGTTTGCCTTTCATCTCACACCATCCCGTTCGATTTATTTCGGTTGTACTTGGCCTGCAGCAGTTGGATCGGAGTCGGTCCAAGATCTGCAGCAGGCGCTGCGATTGCACGTCGCACAGGCGGAATTGGTTTGCCCTCAAATACACGCTTCTCCCACATGTCCAGCAGGTCACCGGCTTCTCGCGCCAGCTCACCATGCGTTAACTGGCGCTCTGTGCTACGGTGACGAAGTTCGACGCAGATGTGGTACATGACCGGCTGTGACCAGGGGAATTGCTCGCTGGAGGTGAACTCAAACGAGCGGTTACGCCAGTCCCAGTATTCGGCGATCACCTGATCAACGGTGATGCCCAGCGCCCCTCCGCTCTGCTTGCACCAGGCGACGAACTGGCCCGGCGACGGCAGGAATGGACGCTCCTGGCGGCGGGCAATGCGCATACCTGCATCGACCTGGGCCATTGAGTGGATCCCGTTCTCCTGAAACGCCAGCAGCCACTGACGGCGGAATTCGTTCAAGTCGTCCTGGGTGCGGAAGTTTGCCATGCTGGCCGGGAACGCGGCTCGCAGTTGGTTAAGCAGCCCGTTGAATACCTGAGCCACCTGCTCTACCGGAGCACGATCCTGGTACTGCTCTGGCAGGTTATGGGCCATGCGGCGCATCTGCTCGCGGTCGTGGTTACACATCTGCTCTGCGAGAGATTTCATCGGATCACCCCATAGGCCCAGTCAGTGTTGTTGAAGTCGAGTTCTGGCTTGTTACCTGTCGTTCCGGTTTCACCAGTGATTTGTTTCGTGCGCTTGATATCGAGCTGTGTCCACTTCTCACGCAGTGTCGAAGGGCAAAGCACGTTTCCCTTCCAGAATTTGTCCTCGCAGGCCCACTTGAACAACGTGGCGATCTCCTTGTGAGTTCTCTGGTCACGTTCTCGCATCAGGCGAATATCATTGGCCCATGCTGCATAGTTCGGCTTTCTGGCAGACGAAGAGATACTTTGCACGACATCGAAGAGCCACTCTGCACAGCGAAGGTCTTCTGAGTTACCCCACTTAGTTCCGCTCTGAATTGCCGCTTCAGGTTTCAAGACAGCAGGTTTCTTTCCTGGCTTGTCAGAGGATTCGTCAGAATTCTCGGACGAAGAGTTATTTATATTCTTGTTATTACCTTCTTGTTCATGATGTGCGGGGAATTGTGCGGCCTTATGTGCGGCATACCCATCTGAAACCGCGCCATTACTGGCTTCGTCATGTGCGCCTGTATGTGCGGCTTTATGTGCGGGTAAATCGTCCATTTTTTGAGCATATTCGACGTAATTCGTGATGGTGATCACTCTGCCTTTTCGCTTCTCTCCTTCGATGGAAATCATCCCTTCGCGGACGAAAACAGACAGCATTCTCTCCACTGCATCGCGGCTTGTCGGATTGCCCTGACGGTCACACAACTGAAGGCCAAGATCTGCAGCAGTGACGACCAGTTGACCGGGTTGCAGAGGCCATTGTTTGCCCTTGAAGAATGCCGTGTATGGCTGTCTGGCTGCGTCTATGAGCAGGTTCTCCCACAGCGCGCGCAGGAATACATCCTTAGCCCAGGACTTCTTCTTGATGCTCCGGTACAACGGGACGTAACCAGACTTCTGGTTCTCCATCCTGTTGCTCCTTGCGGCTGAGTGCGCCGCGAAATTAGCGTAAGCGACGTTCGACACAGTTAAACCTCCTGCGCCTGGCGTTTTGGATTAGCGTTTGTCATAATGACCTCGCAATTGACTCGCGTTTGTTGCACCTGAAAGTCGGTTCTGTTCGCGCAGACCGGCTTTCGCCATTTCTGAATTCTTCACATAACCCCCAGCATCGACGTAACCATCGTCATCAGCGGCCCTACCTGCTCCGGCATGAGGCGGAACAGCGAAGCTATACCCTCGCTTACCTCTTTCAGCTTCTGATGCTCTGGGGCGTCCAGCAGCACGGCCTGCTTTGCCTCTGAGCATTCCTTCATGGCTGATGCAATAAGCGACATCGTGTCGTTCTGTGGCGCCAGGCGTGTACGAAACTCAACAGGAAGGACGGCCATGATTGCGGGAGTCAGCTGACGGACGTTCTCGCGGTACTGATCGGAGTCAAAACGGTTATCCAGGAAGCGAAAGAGCTTCTGGCGCGCACGGCTGATGTCGTCCGGGAAGCTGATAGCGGTACCGCCCTGTTCCCGGTATTCGTTGATGATCAGCGCTGACACTACGTCCTGATTGTCCAGCGCCGACGACCATGCACGGACCGCATCGCGGATCTTTTCGTGGTCCGGCGCCGCCTTAGCTTGAGCGCGGTTTATCATCGCTCCCGGGTGTATTCCGGTATTGTGTTGATACGCAAGTGAATGCATTGCTTTCCCTTTCGTGGTTAGGGCCGCCGGTCAGGCGGCTGTGTTATTCGCCCCGAGTAACTGGGCGAGATCTGGACGGATATCTGCAGGCTTGAGCTTGCCGTTGGTTGCAGACACAATCTTCATTACGTAACGGGCATCGATTCCACCGCCGTGCAACCAGCGCCATACCGTTGGCTGCGCCACACCGCACAGGTCGGCTAATTTCTTCTGGCTACCAGCGATATCAATGGCGCGCTGGATTGTTTTGTTCGTCATCTTCCAATTCCTATGAGTATTGGTGTGAATTGATAATAGCAATGCGTATTGATTTAAGCAATAGCTAAACGTGTTTTGACCATCAATACGCAAGCGTATAAATTTAAACTCATGAAAAAAGAAACTCTTGCAGAACGCCTGAATCAGGCAATGGAACTATCTGGCATGTCTCAGGGCGCTTTAGCTAAAGCGGCTGGCATTGCTCAGCCCACTATCTGGAGGCTTACCAGCGGAAATGCGCGTGGCTCGACTAAAATCGTTGAGATCGCCAATGCGCTTGGTGTTCGCACTGAGTGGCTTTCAACCGGAATTGGGCCGATGCGTGCCGATGGTCAAATTCCTGAAATTTCGCAGCCAAAAACAGAGCTTGCACCTACTGACACTTTTAGAATTGAAGCGCTAGACTTTTGTGTGAGCGCCGGACCGGGCGCCATCAATAGCGAGTTTGTAGAGGTGCTTAGATCCGTGGAATATTCAGTCGAAGATGCTCGCCGGATGTTCAATGGCAGGAAGGCAGAACAAATAAGGATTATCAACGTCCGCGGCGACAGCATGTCTGGCACTATTGAGCCAGGTGATCTGTTGTTTGTGGATATCAGTGTCCAGCATTTTGACGGTGACGGGATCTATGCGTTCATCTACGACGACACTTCGCACGTTAAACGCCTGCAAAAAATGAAAGATAAGTTGCTGGTTATATCTGACAATCAGACCTACCGTCCTTGGGAGCCGATCGAAAAAGAAGAAATGAATAAAATATTTGTCTTCGGCAAGGTGATTGGTAGCATGCCACAAACATACAGAAAGCACGGTTAAGTACATTTAGCTTCATCATTAGAAGCTTTCACAGCAAAGGAAATATAATGAAAAAGTACCTTATTACAGTTGCTATGGCTGTTGCTCTTGCAGGCTGCGCATCCTCTGGTAACCAGCAACTGAAGAACGAGACGGAAACCAGTGTTCAGTCAAAAATTCAAGAAGGAAAGACGACAAAGGCTGAAGTGAAATCCTATTTCGGCTCACCAGACGCGGTATCTTACACTGACGGCGGAAATGAGATCTGGAAGTACGCCTTCGCCAAAGTTAAAGTTAACGGCACTTCCTTCATCCCGTTTTATGGGCTTTTCCATAACGGAACAAACGGCACCAAAAAAGAACTGACCATCCTCTTTAAAGACGACAAGGTGCAGAAATACACCATGGCTGAATCAGCGATCAACACCAAATCTGGCTGGGCTGACTAACCACTTACCTTACCAATAAATACCCGGCCCGCACCGGGTTTTTTATTGCCTACTCTTCCAGTAACTTCACTGCCAGTTCCATAACCTGAATCTGGTCAGCATCCCACTTACCCAACCCCTTCGATATCTCCGTTCGTATCACGTCAGCTATAGCCACTCTTTTGGTTTCATGCCCTTCAGCCGCCATTGCAAACACAACATCACCAACAATACGGCACATTTCCTGATAACGCAGTTGGGCTAGCTCTTCGTAATCCATCATGCCACCCTCGCTAATTGGTGTTTTTTGCAGCATATCACGCAACCTTTACAAAAATAAATTCCTTTTGCTATCAACCAATTAATACCAATTGCTATTAATTAATATCAATACGTATTGCTATAAACAATACTCATCGCTATTATCAATCCATCGAAACGAAACATCGACAGCTGAGCGAAGTTGGCCAGCGGCGGACTGCAAGTCGCCTGCTTTTTAACAACATGCAGATTTACAGCGTCAATGACCTGTTAAGACCCCTACACGTAAACGTGTTGTATCACCGGGTGCGATCCGGTCGGTGAGAGAGTATCCCCGCGCGAGAGCGAGAACGGCGTGAGAACGGGCAACACTGGCAGGGAGTTGGCGCTGATTTCAACTGAGAGGAGTAATGATTATGAAGCAGTAAAGCGGACAGACCGCACCTTGATGCCTACTCAGGCAGCGTGACGACGGCGTTAATCCGGTCGGGTTCCCACGGCGGCGTAGTGAGGGAAAGGAAGCGTAAAGCATCACTGAGTAACCGGTTAGCGCCAGGTTAACGCGTAAGCAGCTTCAAATGTGACCGGGTGACCGGCGCTGGCCACTGCGAGAGTGTGGTGAAGTGCTTTGGGGTGTGGTGGCGGTGTCCTCATGCGAGGTGCAACGCTAGCAGTGTGATAAGACCTGAAAACCGGCTGGGCAGATTGTTGTTTGCCAATACAGAAAACAGGGCGTCAGGAAGTAAGTGAGAGTGGCGACTCAGTGCCAGTCCACCACACCGACCAAAGCATTTCTCCCGCATCAGCGGGTAACGACAGAAGGTAATGGTATGAAAACAGAGATGGGCGTGAAGGTTGATGTCGATGTTAAGCGAATTAAGACCTGCATCAAGGTGTGCGACAGATTCACCGCTGAGGTTATTGATTCGGATGGCAACACGGTACGAAGTATTGAAGATGAATATGTTCCTGACTGCTTCCCTGGTACGCATTACGGGGACTATCTGGAGCTGGATATTGATATCGAGACAGGGCAAATCCTTAACTGGCAGAAGCCAACACAGCAGCAGCTAAGTCAGCTTGTTGGTGAAGGTGAAGACGACTAACCCGCTCCGGCGGGTTTTTTCATACCTCAGTCGCTTCACCGAGGCGGCTTAGTTATGACAACCGGCGGCCATCCACCGCCCATTAGCGCAGAAGTCTTTAGTTCTGACATTCGGGAAAGACCGGGAGAGAAAATGAATTGGTCAAAATACTTTACTTACGATCCAAAGCTCGGCCTGCTGCGATGGAAGCAAAGACCTGCTGATATAGATGACTCAACAGCAAAAATCAGATCGTGGAATAAGCGATACGCAGGAAAGGAAGCCGGAACTACGAGAACCGATGGATATATCGCTGTTGAGATCGTTTTCCTTAAGCGAAAAATAAAGGCCCACAGAATTATATGGGAGATGCACAACGGTCCTATTCCTGACGGACTCGTAATTGACCATATAAACCGTAACCGGTCTGATAACAGGCTTGAAAATCTCCGGGTGGTCACGCGTCGAGATAACTTTCTGAACTCGGAAAGATTCGACGGAAAGCCGCTGCCGCCAATCAAAACAGACGAACTCCGTATCTTCAAAAAGCAGAGAACTCACGCCAAAGGCACGAGTAAGTTGAAGGTTAGCCGCCCAAAACCATGGTCAGCAAAGATATGGGTTGATGGCCGCAACGTTTCCCTCGGCTATTACGCGACAGAATCTGAAGCGAGCGCTGCTTATCAAGCGGCAGTCGCCAAGTATCGAAACAACTAACCACCGGCGGCGCGGCCTTAAGCGCGGAGATGATTATGAAATACACCATGAAAGTTTACGCTAACTCCCCTGAATATGGCGCCTACCTTAAAAGCCGGTTTGGTGGCGACAAAAGGGGTCAGTCATTTGAATGGGCCGGTCACCGCTGGGCGTACGAAGTCACCAGCTTTGACGACGCTGGTGATTACGACCTGCTTTATCGGTTTGATGACAAGCCATATCCAGAAGAGGTTTCAGTCAGTACAGATGACATGACGATTCGTGACTACTTCGCGGCTAAGGCTATGGCAGCAATTGTACGCAGATGGGACGGGCATTCGTTTGGTGGCGGCCCGAAATCACCACAGCACAAAGAATTAGCCGAAGATGCGTATCACATTGCCGACGCAATGCTCCGCGCCCGGGAGGCATCATGACAGTCACCCACAACGGCAAGCAGTACACTGCCAAAAAGCTCAACGATAACGAGTGGCAACTGACGTCAGTGTCGAACCCGCGCGACAAGCTGACGCTAAACCGCTGGCAGATGCATATCGCTGGCCTCCTGGAACAGGTTGAGGTGAAGGTATGATGCACCACTACGGCACTACCCCGCTCATTCGCCAGTGCATCACGCCCGGCATGATGGCAATGCATGAAGGCCGAACCTATCGCGTCTCAGCAGTCATTCAAGAGCGAAAATGGGTGTACCTGCACACCGATGCAGAAATCATCCGCCTCAGTGACTGCGTGATTGACGTCCTTCTGGACGGTCACGGCAACCCTATCCAGCACTAACCACCCTATTCAACCGATCGGCCTGGCATTACGCGGGCGGGATCTGCACATCCAAATTTCAGGAGAAACCATGAGCGAAGTAACGGACTTAACTGTCATCGAAATCAAGCCGGAACAGGCTCCGGTGCTGTACGTAGCTGGCGGCCTTGATGCTTACCTCGAACAAATACGCCAGGCAGTAAACGAAGTGCCGGACCTGTCCACGAAGAAAGGCCGCGACCGTGTTGCCTCTCTTGCGGCTCAGGTGTCCCGCAGTAAGACGGCAATCGAAAAGCCGGGCCGTGAGTATCTGAAGCGACTGAAAGAGGCTGTCCGCCCTGCTGAGGCCGAAATTAAGCGGTTCGTTGATGCCTGCGACGAGCTGCGCGATGCAACCCGTCTCCCACTCACCGAATGGGAAGCCGAGCAGGAACGCATTAAGGCTGAGGAAGCCATGAACGCGCTGCACGCCGAAGCTCTGGAAATGAACATCAAGTTCGATCAGGAACTGGCTGCCAAGATCGAAGCAGACCATGAAATGGCCCTGCTGATGAACAAGGATATTGACCGCGACCGCGAAGAACAGCGACGCCTGGCGGAACAGGCTCAACGTGAACGTGACGAGCGGCTGAAGCAGGAAGCGGCAGAACAAGCACGCCGCGATGCCGAAGCGAAGCACAAAGCGGAGATTGAAGCCGCAGCGCGCCGTGAAGCTGAAGAGAAAGCACGTGCAGAGCTGGCTGAACGCCAGCGCGTCGAAGCGGAACAGCGTGCAACTCGCGAGAAGCAGGAAGCGGAAGCCCGGGCGGAACGCGAAAAAGCCGCAGCGGTTGAAGCCGAGCGCCTGAAGGCAAAACAGGCCGAAGATGCTCGCCTGGCTGAGCAGAAGCGCATCGCCGATGAGCAGGCAAAACGTGAAGCTGACGTGAAGCACCGCAAGACGGTCGGCACCAACATCGTTAACGCGCTCACCAGCCACACCAGCTTAACCCGAGAACAGGCTATCGAAGTGCTTACCGCTCTGAAAGATGACCTGATCCCCTGCGCGAAAATCCACTACTGAGGCAACCATGAACGCATACCTCACTTACGACCGCATCGAAGATCGGCGCTGGGTTGAGCAGCAACTCGCCGACGAAAAAGAGAAGTGGATCGACAACCGGGCGCAGCAAATCATCGACATGATGCCAAAAGAGCCGTCCGGCCTCTTCCACTTCACGATCCCGATTGACTCCAGCCCGTATGAAGGCCTTCGCAGCGATAAAGCTGGCGAGGCCTACAACGAATTCATTTCGGCAGTTGCCTACGCCCAGGCGGAATACGACTGGGAACACCGTACCGGCTGCCCGTTTTAATTTTTGAGGGGATTAACGATGGCAAACGAATTAACAATCACAGCGAGCGCGCTGGCGGAAAAAGGTATCGACGTAGCTACCTGGAGCGCACTGAAGAACAGCATCTACCCTGGCGCCAAAGACGAATCTGTGATGATGGCGCTCGATTATTGCCGAGCCCGCCAACTTGATCCACTACTGAAGCCTGTCCACCTCGTGCCGATGAGCGTCAAAGACTCGAGAACAGGTAAAAGCGAATGGCGCGATGTGGTCATGCCGGGCATCGGGCTTTACCGCATTCAAGCAGACCGTTCCGGCGATTATGCCGGGGCGCGGGAACCAGAATTCGGTCCCGACGTAACTCAGACGCTTACTGGTGTCGAGGTTACCTTCCCTCAGTGGTGCAAATACACCGTTTTCAAGCGCATGCCCAGCGGCGAGATCGTCGAGTTCAGCGCCAAAGAATACTGGATTGAGAACTATGCAACCGGCGGCCGCGACACCACGGCGCCGAACGCGATGTGGAAAAAACGCCCATATGGACAGCTGGCGAAATGCGCTGAGGCTCAGGCGTTGCGTAAGGCATGGCCTGAGATTGGACAGCAGCCTACCGCCGAAGAAATGGAAGGGAAATCTCTGGACGTTGATATGCGGGACGTAACGCCGCGCAGCGCCACAGAAGCTCTTCCACCAGCAGCAAGCGATGAAACTCTACAGGCGATCACCGATCTCTTAACCGCCCTGAATAAAGACTGGGAACAAGACTTCCTCCCTCTGTGTAGTGACATCTTCAAGCGGCAAATTCTTGAGGCGTCAGAGCTTACGGAAGAAGAGGCGCAGAAAGGGTTTGGATTCCTTCAAAAAAGAGCTAAGGCGGCAGCATGACACCTTCCCTCCTTTCATTGTTGCGAAGCGGAAAACACAGCATTCGCGATATGGCAAAGATTTTAGGCATTACAAGGTCTCGCGTTTCATGGTTTATCGCCGAGCTTGAACGGCGTAAATGGATAGAAGTCACCAGGTGCGCGATATGGTTTCACGATGGGACCCGTTCAAATAAGCAGAACGTATACAGGGTAAAACTATGACACCAGAAATTATCCTTTCCCGGACCGGCATTGACGTCACCACTATCCAACAGGGCGATGAGGCGTGGCACCGGCTACGCCTCGGAGTCATCACAGCCTCAGAAGTACACAACGTAATTTCCAAGCCGCGATCCGGCACGAAATGGACGGGAATGAAGATGTCCTACTTCCACACATTGCTCGCCGAGGTGTGTACCGGCGTTGCTCCAGAGGTTAACGCTAAGGCGTTGGCTTGGGGCAAGCAGTACGAGGAAGACGCCCGCACTCTCTTCGAGTTCACCACTGACGTGAAAGTCACGGAGTCTCCGATCTTGTTCCGTGACGAGAGCATGCGTACTGCCTGTTCCCCTGACGGTCTTTGCAGTAACAATTTCGGCCTTGAGCTGAAATGCCCGTTCACTTCCCGCGACTTCATGAAATTCCGCCTCGGCGGTTTCGAAGCCATTAAGTCAGAGTACATGGCCCAGGTGCAGTACAGCATGTGGGTTACCGGAAAAGACGCCTGGTTCTTTGCCAACTACGACCCGCGCATGAAACGCGAAGGCATTCACCATGTCGTCGTTGAGCGGGATCCTCAGTACATGACTGATTTCAACGAAATGGTGCCGGAGTTCATCGAGAAGATGGACGAGGCGCTGGCGGAGATCGGCTTTAAATTCGGAGAGCAATGGAGGTAGCGATGAGCGAACTTTGGCAACCGTGGGAAAACCTATTCCTGCATGAAGTTGGCAGAACTATGCCGTTTCAGGTTATCGCAGAAAAGCTTGAGCGTTCCGAATCTGCAGTCACTCGCCAGGAATCACGTATCGGCGCACCACTTATCAGCAGGATGACCGGAAAGCCATGGACGGCAGCCGAGCTGTATCTGTTCGGTCGATTCTCAGTGGAAGAGATAGCAACGGCAACAGGTCGCTCCATTCACTCAGTCAGAAGCAAGCGTAACTCACTGGCACGCTCCGGAGGATTAACTATGCGTGAATGGACCGCATGTGAACTGGCTGCACTCATGCGCTACACCAACGCAGAAGTGGCAGAGATTACTGGACGGAGTATCGAAGAGGTCGGAGATAAGCGGCTGGCTGTAAATATTGAGCGGAATGGATGGGATGTTAACGATCCGGAGCGGGAGGATGTATGACAGATTACACCGGCAGCAACACCCCAGCGGATCAGCGTGACCTATGGCGCACTCCACCCGCCCTCTTCGCTTCCCTTGATGCTGAGTTCTGCTTCCAGTTGGATGCCGCTGCAGCACCCCATAACGCGCTGTGCCGAAAGTTCATTACAGCCGAGCAGAACGCGCTGGAAACGCCATGGAGCTATTACCTGACTATCCCTGGTTATTGCTGGCTCAATCCACCTTATAGCGACATCACACCGTTCGTGAAGAAAGCTGCGGCTGAAAGCAACAATCAGATCGGCACGGTCATGCTGGTACCGGCAGACACTTCGGTTGGCTGGTTCCGCGAGGCAATCCAGACCGCCAGTGAGGTTCGCTTCATCACCGCCGGGCGGCTGGCATTTATTAACCCGGTCACCGGTAAGCCAGTCAGCGGAAATAACAAAGGCAGTATGCTCATCATCTGGCGACCGTACCCGCGTACACACTGCCACTTCGCAACTGTGGACCGGGACGAGTTGATGGCTTTCGGGGCGAAACTTCTCGCACGCAGGGAGGCCGCATGACGCCAGAGCAAGACAACGCAGTACGTGCACAGGGACGTAAATGCGTGGCAGAAATTCAGCAGGCAATGAAATGCAGGCCTAAGCCGAAATGGAATGCAGTAGTGCCGCCAATCATCAAAAAGCATCACCAGAAAATCGCGCCGCTGGGTATCAGCCTAGTGGCATTCGTTAGCAGCATCGGTCGCATGAAAGGCCGATACGGAGTCGAATCATGACGCTAACCAAACGAATCACCAGGTCGCTCGGGCGGCCTTTTTTATTGCTGGCGTTCACCTTCAACCGAATTAACCGACAGTTCATGGAGCACTGATTATGACAACAGAATTTAAAGCACTACCTGTAGAGCGTGACCAGTATGGTTACTGGACTCATCCGCTATACGAACAATTTTGCGATGGTAGAGAATTTATCGCTCCTGATGAATTCAATGCGTGGCTGGATAAAAACGGACTCGAATGGAATGTTGCCTACCGAGACGAAGATGATATCGACCCGGAAGTAGATGGTTACGATATCTCATCATGGCAACCTGAATCGCCTACTGGCGAAGGTTGGTTTGTCGGCTCTATTCACGACACTGAAGACGGCGCGGTATGTATCTGGCTTCGAAGGAAGGAACACCCATGACACCAGAAATCATCGACCAGGCCAGCGAACTAGAAGAGATGATGCGAGAACAAGCTATTGCCGCTCACCGCATCAACCGCAACGCCGTATCAGCTGAGCATTGCAGTGAATGCGGCGAAGACATTCCGGCGCCGCGTCGTGCTGCCTTACCGGGCTGCCAGACCTGCGCAGAGTGCCAGGGTGTAATTGAGCTTCGGAATAAACAGAGAGGTATGTGATGGATTACAGCGAGTTGAGTGACTATGAAGTTAGCAAGCGCGTAGCTATGGCGGTCGGCGGCTTCCTCGAAGAGGATTTTTGCGAAACTCATTCAGTGATTTTTAGACGTCATGGTCGGCATCAATACTCGTTTTTCGAACCATGTACAAACCCATCAGACGCATGGCCCATCATCTTAGAAAACAAAATTAGCCTTAATTGGGCTGAAGTTGAAAAGTCATGGTGCGCCCATGTTGGCGGGGTGATGACGGATGGTTGTTGGTGTTGGGATTATGACCCAGACCATCATCAGGACAACGTCAACCCACTACGCGCCGCAATGATTGTATTCCTCATGATGCAGGACTCAGCCAATGTTCAGGATAATCCAGCCTAATACCTGGTACGCCGACATGTTCGGCGAACCCTGCAAAATCATCCGCGCTACCCACGAAGTCATTCACTACATCCGCAACGGCCGCACCTGCATCGCCAGCATGGGCCGATTTCAGCACGAATTCGAACCGCTGACCAAAGCACAGGCCGAGCGGATCACCGAAGAAATCGAAACAGCAGAACACATCGAAAAATTAAGGAGCATGAGACGTGATCGGAATACTCAAGCCGGTACCGGAATCGCAGTGGCCGGTACGATGCCACGACCCCAAGCGGAGCAACGTGTGGGTTAACTCTTACTTTCTCGTGCAGGAGTTTCAGGAAGACAACGGCGTCATCCGGCTGACGGTGAACACCACCAGCATTGGCAGCTCTGGCCGGTGGAAGGATGGAATCAGTTGGGATGCGCTGCAGGAAATAAAGTCAGCCGTTGGATATGGGGATCGGGATGCCGTGGAGATTTACCCGCGGGATTCTGATTTGGTGAACGTGGCGAACATGCGCCACCTGTGGATTACGCCGGAGCCGATTAGCTTCGCCTGGCGGAAGTAATTTTACGCTGAGCGCCCAGCGCGCGGCATGAGGAGAGATTATGGGAAAGATGACGTTTGTATTTGAGTATGAGGACGGTAAAGAACCGCCAGTTGGCGCCGGCATGTCGTTTATGGGCGGGAAGATTGTTGCCGCTGCTTTCCGGGATGCTCTCGAAGAGCCAGAAGTATGTGATGTTCTTGAGCCTGACCCTGATTATCTGGAGAGAATACGCAACAGCTTATGACGCAACTGATAGCCAGTTATGAGCTGGCTATTGGGTGCGAAAGCACTGCCACGTTATCCCCCATTCGCCCTCCATTGTGAGGGCATTCTTTTTTCATGGAGAAAAAATGAAGAAAGTATTTCTATTTCTGAGCGTTCTTGCTCTTTCGGCGTGTGATGTTAATGACGCTGATGTTGCCAGTCGTAACGTTAGTAAGGCTGCCGATAACTTCGAGGCGCAGCGGCGTTTCGTTTTCTACAACGGTATTACCGGTGAGTTCATGCTGGAGATAACCGGACTGTGCTCTAAAGACAATTCCAGTACCGGATCAACTCTGGGCGTAATCTGCAAAACCGGACCAAACACTTTCAAAAAGCACATGCTCGGATTGTCGGACAACGTTACCTGGTTCATGGAGGATTTGAGCGGAACAAATGCCAGCGTCAATCACTACCGTGTGACATTCAAGCCATCAGTAATTATTCCTGATATCGAAGTCCGATAAATAATTCTGTACCCGGCCATAGCGCCGGGTTCTTTTTTGCCTGGCTTACAGGTTCGATTTCCAAACCGGAGATGAAACCCATGCGAGAACTACGCGACGACTCCCTTATTGACATGAAGTTCATGATCGAAGATGCTGGCTATACAGCGAAGTACTTTTATTCGCAGATTAATGCCGGAAAACTACCCAAGCCAATCAAACTTGGTCGCACATCACGATGGATGTATGCCGACTACCAGAACTGGAAACGCAGTTACCTATCCCCACTAAAAAACGCATCATGA